TTAAATGTTATTTCCCATACACTTTCTGTATGTTCTTCTGTATGAGATATTGTTAATATTTGTTTATTAGGTTTACTAACAATTTTATCTAAATAAGCAGTACCATGTTTTTCGTGCATTGAAAATGTACCAGCAACGCCAGTAATATATTCACCAGCGAATTTACCTATAAATTTATATCTGCTCATATTAATACCCTTATGTATTGTGCTATCATGTAGCTTGTTATGAAACCTATTAAGAAACATACTAATACTCTGTCAAATTTAGACATATTGCTCTCCATATTCTGTATGTATGGTTTGTAATACTAAGTCCTTTTGTTCTTCATCCTGACATTGTTTTGCCATTTCGAATTGAATTATTAATGACTTGTATCGTTGATCTGTCTTGTACAGATACTCATGTAGTCTTTCTGGTAAGTTATTAATGATATTAATCATGTTTACTCCGTTGTTTTTTATTTATGATTTTTCTAAACCACTTGTTTTGTTTTCTCATCTCTTTATGAAACGAATAGAAGAACAGGATAAGGTGCAGAGAATCTGGTCTAGTCAAGCTTGGCTCTCGTATAGGGAGCGAAACGCACTTAAGAGCGACTTACATGAAGCGGAGCATAGCTTTACTTGAGATTCTGTGTGCCTTATAATGTGATATTTGTTCAGAGAGAGAGAGATCGTCCTGAGCATGAGTTTAGCTCATGTTAATTTGAGAATCACCCTAGACGACTAGCCTGTCTGCTGTACGTTTGTGTAATCTGAGAAGGATACGTTCTAATGGGTGTGAATCAAATTAAAGCTAGATGTAGTATGTTGTTGGCGTTTATTACGGATATACAGAGATGTGAATCATGGTTATGCAATTAACTATTGACAACGTAATTACAGACATTACTCGTGTTAAAGGGTTATGAATAAGAATAATTTGACCACGAAGCAGAAAGACCTTGTTGATACTTACGTAACTACTGGCAAGACGATAAAGGAATGTGCTGAATTAGTAGGATATGCAAAGGGAGAGAGTGGTAGAGTAGTAGCAAGTAGAACGTTACGATTACCCCACGTACAGAGGTACATGATGGAACGTGTAGCAAACACAGTAGGATTAGGTGCAGTAAGTGCATCAAGGAAGTTAGTTGAGTTATCAAGTGACGCCAAGAGTGAGTACGTACAACTAGAAGCCAGTAGAGATTTACTAGACAGAGCTGGTATACGAGCACCAGAACGAATACAACACGACGTAACAGGTGATATAAAAATCAATATTGATCTCACATAAATAGTTTGTTCCACAAAGAGGGGGTGGGGGCAAAAACGAGAGATAGAGTTATATATATATATCCTAGACAAACATTAGAGCTTAAAAAAAGCACGTTAGAGCAGTCAGATTAGTTGGTGTACACGGCATGTGAGTACACAAAATATATTTTATATTCTAAAAGTACCTCATGGCAAAGACTGCGGCATGGCAACGTAAAGAAGGGAAGAACCCTAAAGGTGGATTAAACGCTAAAGGTAGAGCTAGTTATAATAAAGCTACTGGTGGTAATCTCAAAGCACCTACCAAGAAAAAAGGAAGTAAAAGAAGGAAGTCTTTCTGTGCAAGGATGAAGGGGATGCGTAAGCGTCAGAAGCCAAGTAATAATACTGGGAAGGATAGACTATCTAAATCTTTGAGAGCATGGAATTGCTAATGTGAGTACCCAATATATTTTTTTTCTTTAAAGTGGTTTTCTTTCACCCTAAACAAAATGGACAAGAGAATGACACAGTTAGAAAAAGAAATCAAAGACCTCAAAGAACAAAATAAGATATTAGTTGACAGCCTAGAGAGGCATTTAATAGAAAAATCAGACCTACGTAAACAATTATATAAGGATAATCATGAGTTTCCTCCAAAGCATCTCCCTAACAGATAGAAGAAGATTAAGAATTATAGTAAAAAAGGTACATCTAAAGAATTACCCTACCGAACATATTAACGACTATGAAGCTGATAAGTTAATTGAAAGCTTTGCTCCTAATGTAGTTGAACAATTTTTAAAAGCTGGAGTTGATTCAGGTAAGGTTAAGTGACCGAGTTTAAATACAAACCTTATGGGGAAGTATTAAAGAGATTTATGAAGTCAGATGACTTCTTTAGAGGAATAAGAGGCCCAGTAGGAAGTGGTAAGTCTGTTGCTTGTTGCGTAGAAATATTTAGAAGAGCATTACAGCAAAAAAAAAATCCGAATGGTATTCGTAAATCACGTTGGGCAGTTATCAGAAATACCAATCCACAGCTTAAAACAACAACTATTAAGACATGGCTTGATTGGTATGATGAAAATACATGGGGTCGCTTTAAATGGTCAGTTCCCTACACCCATCATATAAAAAGAGGTGATTTAGACATTGAGGTTATCTTCCTAGCATTAGATAGACCTGAAGATATGAAGAAACTGTTATCCTTAGAGCTGACAGGTGTCTGGGTGAATGAAGCTAGAGAGATTCCTAAGTCTATTATTGATGCTTGTACTATGAGGGTAGGTAGATTTCCGTCTATGCGTGAAGGTGGTGCGTCTTGGTACGGAGTTATATGCGATACAAATGCCCCAGAAGAAGATCATTGGTGGCCTATTATGGCTGGAGAAGTGCCTGTACCAGATCATATATCAAGAGAAGAAGCCTTAATGTTAATCAAACCTGATAACTGGTCTTTCTATATGCAAGGTGGTGGCATGAAAGAACAACGAGATCAACAAGGTGATTTAACTGGCTACGAAGATAATGAAAACGCTGAGAATAAACAAAATTTAACACCTAAATATTATAGCAATATTGTTAAGGGTAAAACTAAAGGATGGATTGATGTTTATGTTTTAAACAAACTAGGGTCTTTAGAAGAAGGTAAACCTGTGTATCCATCATGGAGAATTGAAAGTCATTTAGCTAAAGAACCATTACTTCCTGACCCTAACTCTACAGTATATATTGGTATTGACTTTGGATTAACACCTAGTGCTGTGTTTGGACAACGATTAGTAACAGGTAGGTGGCAGATACTCCATGAATTAGTATGCTTTGATATGGGTGCTGTGCGTTTTGCAGAAGCTATGAAACAAGATATTGCAAAATATTTCCGTAACTATGAATTAGAAATATATGGCGACCCAGCAGGAGATTTTAGAGCTCAAACTGATGAGAGAACACCATTTCAAATGCTACGACAAGCTGGAATTAAAGCATTTCCAGCACCTAGTAATGATGTTGCTCTTAGAATTGAATCAGTTGAATCAATGTTAAATAAAATGGCAGATGGTAAACCCTGTTTTCTTCTTGATGATAGGTGTTTAAATCTTAAAAAAGGTTTTAATGGTGGTTATCACTATAGACGGATGCAAACATCAGGACAACGTTTTGATGAGAAGCCAAATAAAAACAGATATTCCCATGTTCATGATGCATTACAGTATTTATTAATGGGAGCTGGTGAAGGTCGTGCTTTAATTCATGGTAAAAAAACAATTAACCCTACTCAAGCTAAAACATCATGGAATGTTTTTGACAAAATAGATAAACCTAAAAGGAAATCGTGGAACGTATTCGGTCTGAATGGCTAGTATTTTTTTATACTCCGTTTAATCCTCCTTGGTATACTAAATGGCGAAAGAAAGGCTACACCCATGTAGGAGCTATGTCTTATCAAGCAGATTTTAAATGTTGGATTATGATAGAGGGATTATATGGCAGACTAAATGTAGAATTAATGAGTAATGAAGAAGTAGAAAAAGTATTAACTTATGTAAAAAGATTACATGGTATGGTTATTAAAGGAGAAGAAAGAGATACACCTAACTTTAGAGGAGAATGGTGGGTGAAAGAACATAGTTGCGTTAGTTATATGCAACGATTGTTAGGTTTACGTAAATTTTGGATATTTACTCCCTATCAGCTATTTTGTGCGTTGCGAAAGATAGGATTTACTATTTTTGTGGACGCTACAATTAACAAAGGAAGTTCTATGCCCAAAGTTGGTAAAAAAATGTTTTCATATGGTTCTAAAGGAATGGCAAAAGCAAAAGCTGAAGCTAAAAAATCAGGCAAAAAAGTTGTTATGGCTAAAAAACCTAAGAAAAAATAATGAAGAAGCAATGCAAATGTATGATTGCTACACGTAAACCTAAAAAAAAGAAGAAAAAAAATGGCTAAAAAAGGATTATACGCAAATATGAACGCTAGAAAAAAAGCTGGTACTTCAAGACCTAAATCTAAATCAACAGTTACAGCTAAAGCTTATTCTAATATGAAAGCTGGATTTAAAAAGAAAAAATAATGGGCATATTAAAAAGACCTAAATATCAGGAAACAGAAACTGACAAAATGATTAAACGTCAGATGGAACAAGAAGAAAAAGATCGTGCTACTAAAGAAGAAGCACGAGCTGAACGTAAAAGAAGAATGGCTAAAGGAATGATAGGTTCTCGTTCTTTATTTTCTAAAGCTGGTGGTCAAGGTTTTTATGATGATGAAGGAAATATGTTATCCTAATGGGAGATAAAGAATCAACAAATTCTAATTCTAAAGCTGGTGCTGGAGGTGGAAAAAATGCATCCAATAATCAAATTAAAGATGCAACATCAGCAGTTCAAGAAGCAACTAGTTTTTCACAAACTAAACATCCATCAGAAGGTATTGTTAATTCATATACTTTTAAAAACGGAAAGAAAAATGAAATGTATGGTGGACAAATATCTAATGCAACTAACAAATATTTAGAAGGTATTAATGAAGCTAAAAAAGGTTCACAAAATCCTGATGGTTCGTACAATTATATGCTTACATCAAAAGGATGGAAAATAAAATATGGTTCGTATACTGCTGGTCAAGCACAAACTGGTACTGCTATGGGTAGTGGATTAGGTGGAGTTATGGGTAATACTCCTATTTCAGAAAAAATGTTTGAATCTCAAAAAAAATTACAAACTGGGTTACTTGCTGGATTATCAATATTTGCTCCTATGGGAGTTGGTCAAGTAATGAGAATGGGAGCGGCAGATACTTATAATTCTACATACGGAGATTACCGAAAAAGTTTTACAGCAAACAAAGCTATGGGTAATGTTGATCAATCATCACCTACTACACAAAGTACAGAAACAGCAAACTTAGCTATGGGTGATACAAGCGAAGTAGCAAGTAATAATAAAAAGAAATCTAAAACAACTAAATCAACAACTAAATTTTTCACTAATACTGGATTAGATGAATCAACAAATCTTAGGACATTTTATTCATAATGGTTTACACAAATACAGATATATCACCTAATACTTCTACAGATAAAAAAGTAGAAGCTATTTTAAAAAGATACAAAGAAGCTGATAATTTAAAAGGTCAATGGAAAGATAAATTTGAAGAAGCATATGAATATTGTTTACCTCAAAGAGAATCTTTTTATGATGAAGAATCTGGTCAAAAACGTACTGATAAAATATTTGATGAAACAGCAGTAGTAGGAATACAAGAATTTGCTAGTCGATTACAAGCTGGTATAGTTCCTACGTTTGCAAGATGGGCAAACTTTGAGGCTGGTTCAGAAATACCTGAAGATAATAAAGAAGAAGTAAATCAAGCTTTAGATGATGTTACTCAATATGT